TGTAAACACGTTCCACGAATGGAGAGTCTACGCAGTCACCTGTACCAGGTCCTACTGCAACAATTCCACGCTCTACTGGACATTCACCGATATCTCCTGCAGATAAGTTTAATGTCTTACCTGTGTGAGTTGCGACGTTTCCAGTTAGTTCATCAGAACTGAATGCCAACGCTAAGAGAAGGTTCTCTAGTGTTGCTTCAGCAAAAGCAGTTGCAAGATTAACTTGCATGCCTTGCTTGTAAAGTTTTGCAACGTCAAGAATTTGGTCTACCTGGACTTCACCGAAGTCTGGTTGGAACTGCATTTCTAGACCGTTCATGGTGTAACCAACGTTTGTATAGTCAGCATCATTTGAGAGTGTCTCTCTGAATGATACCTCAGTACTAAAAGACTCCAATGTGCTTGGAGTTAGGGTTGTGTCTGCAACGAATAGTGCTGCTGCACCAACGATAATGTTGGACGACGTTCCACGACTGTATGCCATTTATTCACCTCTTCCTTAAGAATAGATATTAAGTTGTACGGCGTTTGTGTTTCCTCAAGATAATTATAACAGCCTTTTTATGTATATCTTTGAGAGGTTCCTAGGGTATCTATCGTATGATAGTCATATTCAATTACGAGTTTGTTTAAGAATAGGGTTCTTGCTGAGGCTAGTTCGGCTATGTCCCGTGCCTCATCTGCCTGGTATACCTTTATATTATGAAACATCACATTTGGAGTAATAATATTATCATTTTCATCTTTAATATCATTTAGTGAAATCCAGGCATTAAGATCTTGGGCTGCGGCATCTTCTCTATCAAGGCATTCAATTATCACTCTTGTAGAGTCAAAGAGTTTACTTAGATCTGGGGCATATATAAAATAAACAAGTTGTTCTCTTTTATGTCTATAAAAAGCGTTTGGTCTAAATCTAACAAGTCTGTCAAACATAACAACAATAGCATTTGGATTATTTTTAATATACACGCTATCGTTATAAATGTCTTCTATGTTTATTGGACTTTGTGCTGGGAAAAATGGTTGAAATGGGTTTGGTCCGTCTGGTATTAATCCAAATTCTTTTAACTCGCTATTAATATAAGCGTTAAGAAATGTTGGTGGAAAACCAGTCTGGGTATATGTATTGAGGGTCATAGTCCTATTCTACACTAATCTTTGCATTGGCAATCCACTTGAAGCCAGTATCGACTCCTTTAGATTTTCCTAGTTTTGATCCAGCCTTGAAGTTCTTTTTATATAGAACTGGCTTCTTAATATAGTCATATATTCCGCTAGCACGTAAAAAGGACTGCTTAAAATATTTTAGGATAAACTCATCTATCGTTCTTTCAAATGATCCAGTTACATACTGACCTCCTGGATTTCTTACTGTTATAGATCCTTTAGTAAATACTGTATTTCCACCCTCTTCAAAAACCAAGACTGAAGATTTTTTAGGAGAAATTACTACTGGCACTCCATTTTCCATAATGCTTGCTTTATTATAAAATGGCACATTTGAGTCTTCCTTTAAAGTTCTTGACTGTCTAAATTTTGAGTTAAAGGTTAACCCTGCATTACTAACTGTATAGTCTATGTCAAACAGTCTTGCTTCTGGACTTCCTGTTTGATACCACTCATAAACATGGTGCAATGCATTTGGATTTCCTTTTGCTGAAACATCAACATATGCAGCCATAGCCTGTATTGTTCCAGCACCAAGGTTTTTTAAAAATGCTGATTTTCCCTTTTGAACACCATCTAAAAATCCTATAGAATAATTAATAATGTTATTTAGTTGAGATTCAAATTGTTTTGAGTTTGTAACTACTCTCATTAGTCACCCACTGTTTGATTCTCTGTTCTACGCCAGAGCATCTTAAAAAATTCAATATTTCCAAATGGTCCCATAAAAGGTTCAACTGTAGCCATTTCATAAATAGTCCCTCTGCCAGATCTTGGACCTGCTGTTTCTCTATAAATAATGTCGTCGTTGGCACCTCTTACGTTTGTAACTAAGATGTTTGTGATGGCATTTTCAGAATTTGTAGAAGATACTCTTGGGTCATTCTTTGTTCTAGCAATAAGTTTATTTTCGTATTGTAAAAATGTTTCTGGCTTAATGTCTTCTGTTCCTGCTCCGCCAACGCTTGTCGCATTGCAAATAATTGTTCTATCAAATACCCAGTCTTTTGTTGCTTGACCATACTGTGTTTGTTTTATGATTGGATAATAAACATCCGCCTTCATTGGGTACATAAAGTCCGTTTCTGGACAGCATTCCATTATAATACTCCTGGACGGATAATCGTTTCTATATACTTATCTAGTATTTTATCAACAAGTATGTTTCCAGTACCGTCAATCATTCTCTTGTCGTATTCAATCTTAAATTGATCTGTACTATAATTCTTTATATACCGCTTGTAATAATCTAGTTTTCCACACTTAATGTCTTCAATTAACATTTTTGTAGCATCTGTAATGTCATTTGGAACTATCTTATGTCCAGTCTCCAATAAAAGTATGTAGTCTGTTCCTTCTGGAAATGCTGCCGATGGGACAATGGTTTGAACATTTCCGCTATCTTCAGTATCAAAAAGACTAATAGAGTCTGATGGAGCAACTGGTATTTTTGGATATCTTCTCTCAGCACGATTAAGTGCATCCGTTGTCTCTAGTGGATCCTTAGTAATAGCAGACTTATCTTTAGTAATGATGTAGTTGTATGACTTTAGCGCTGGACCATCTACAGTATTGCTTAGATCATATACTAATTCGGCATTTTCATATGCCTTTAAAATTTTATGTGTTTTTTTCCAAAGAGGAATGTAGTCTGTTCCTTGACCAACAACTTCTAGGTATGTTCTATTATAATAAAAACCACCAGTAATAGAATCAATTATGGCTCTTGCCAAACTTTCATATTCTGTATAGGCTGCAATATCTGTTGCTGTGCCAGACTTAGCAAGTAGTGCAGGATTTACATATGGTCTTTCAATATTTAAATTATCTTCGACGACAATATCTCCACGCTCTATGTCTGGTCCTGAAGCACCTGCATCTTCATAAATACTAACAGCATAAGACTTGTCATATTTTACAAAATCACCAGTTAGTGAATATGTGACCTGAAAAGTTGCATTAGAAGTTACTTGTTGCTCTATTTCTGTTAGTTCTGCAACATCTTCAATAACTAAGATATATTCAGTGTTTGCTTGTGGAACCGTATATGTAACTGAAAGTGGGTATGGTGGAAGTCTTAAAATATTCATAATTATTTACCGTAGTATGAGGCTACTTCTTCAGGAGATGCTATTCGCACTAGCCTGTGAGTGAGCCACTTTTCCGATGCCTCCTTTGAGACGATGTTGTAACCTACCGTAATAGGCTTAAGGTTATCCATGTGTAGGTTTCTTTGTGAGTAGATTGCAACCTTTTCTTTTGGATCTTCTGGCTTTACTTCAATACCGTTTATTGTTGGTGGGAAAAATGATGCAATAACTTCTAATATTTCTAACTTAGTTTTTGACCCGTATAGATCAATGCCGTTCTTTTTAGCATAGGACTTTAGTTCCATAACTGTTTGCTTTGATAACTCTTCCATTGTTGGCTTCATAATTCTCCTATGCTTAATTGTAATTATACCAGAAAAGAATAAAGGAGGACGGTTTTGACTCCGCCCTCCCTTATACCTATTGGTTAATTTTTATGAGTCAGTGCTATCTGAGTCGACATAAGCGACTGCATCTAGTTCTTCCCATTGAATACCAAAGCGTACGAATACTGTGTATTCGATTGTGTCCTTCTTAGCACGATATTCACGATTTACTGTGATATCACGCTGGAAGCCCCATACACGGTTCTGAGGGAATGTCAAGTCGACATAACCTGCAGGGTAGTAAGGAACTTCAAGAACATCTACACCGAGTACACGAGTTGTACGTGAATTACCAAGTGTTTGTGCAGTTCCATCAAGGAATTCTTGACGGTTTGCTTGTGTGCTACCAGTGCGATCTGAGAACGCTGCTGAGATAGCATCTGCAAGAGTACCGTTATTACGAACGATACCAGCAAAAGCATCAGTACCCGCATAGAACTTAAGGTTTGACTTAAGTGCACGGTACTTGCGTGGCATTGCTAGAAGCAAGCCCTGCATTACTGATGTTGTGTAGTTGTTATCAGAAACTGTTGCAGCATATTCATGTGCATCATTGCCCTGAACTTGGTTTACCTGACGAACGAAGCCAGGCATGATGGATAGGAAGGCATCGTTGCCTGATCCTACACCGTTAATAGCAAGATCTTCAATATCGTTTGCGAAAGCATTGGTCATCAAGCGAACTAGATGATCTTCAAGTGCTCCACCTTCAATATTGTCTTCAAGTGCTTCAGTAGATACTTC